ACCCCAACCATTTCCGTTTCCACGGTTGTTCAAGAGTGCAATAAGACCTGGGTCAACACCCTGTCTCTGCATGAGTGCAGGAAGCATAGCCAAGATTCCATTAGAGCCTGTGCCGCTTGTGCCGCTCTCTGGATTGAACACGTAAGTTTTACTTTCCATATCCCGAATTTTTAATTTAACCTTAATATTTAACTAACACTATTTGTAACGTTACGTGTGCAAAGTTAGAAAATTGTTTTGAAATAAGCTATAAGGCTATCATAGTTTTCGTTAGTGGCTCTAAATCAGTGGTTTATGGTGATAGTAGGTAGACTCATTTTTAATCCTCTTAGAACGGAAGAATTTACTTTGCAAACAAAAAGGGCGACCGCTCATCACGAGTAGTCGCCCTAGTTATCCAAAATAAATCTCAAAACCTTAATTAAACAACTTTTCTAAGATTCTTTCTTTTTCTTCCTTGATATATATAGTAAGTACATAACTATGAGTATAAAGCAGAACCAAAACATCTGCCCCGTTTTTAAGAATATCTTCTGCATACTTGACAGAGATTTCTCTTTTATAGAAGGAGCGTCAATCTTATAGAACTGAGAGGTACCAATCTTTGATAAGGAGTCACATCTTCCTCTGTAATATATAAAGCTATCTTTGTATGCTTTATATGTACTGATGGTATCGAGGAGCATTCTTCGTTCCTTTTCAAATAAATAGTGACTCTCGTAATGAAAACGATCTTCACCAATCTTATTCCCTTGCGCATCATATCGGGTTGCTGTGCTATCTTTTACATAGCTGCTATCTTTGGTAGCCTTTTCTGTTTCTCGCTTTTGGATATGTTGCCATTGCTCGAAGGCATAAGACAATCGGGTAGTGAAGAGGGAATCGAACTTTTTTTCACTCTGCTTGTCTGTGATGAAGGTTTGTGTAGTTACTGCTCTAGGAGTACTGCACCCTAAGACAGAAACAAGCGCAAGACCTACCACTAGGGTAATGGTTGCCCATTTCCAAAATCTTATATCATACCATTTCATCATTTATTCAATTTTAGATTACCATACGTAATGTAGCTAAGTCTGCGAAGCCACCCTTTAAGAAAACCTTTCTGGTCACCGACTGCGATTCTCTTTAGATAAGCTTTTCTATCCTTCTTGAAGGCTTCGAATAGTCTTTCTCCATTGGATTTATTAATGGCATACAGCGTCTTATTACCGATAATACCATCTGCTGTGATACCTAATACAAGTTGTAGATGTTTTACAGCTTTACTAACTCCGCTGTTATAAGCAAAGTCTACCAGCATATTGGCTACGCTCTGATCTTGGATTTGGTCCGCTTTGCAAGCGTTCCAATAGTTCTGCTTAAAAACTCGATGAAAGTCTTCCTCAGTAAGGCGTTTCACGTCTTCTTCGTTAAGAACACCATCACCATTCTTGTCGTACCCGACTCTCCTCCAGGTTGCAAGGGTGATGCCGTATTTTGTAGCGCCACCCCTGTCATGCTTGTTATTTGTATATTTGTCCGTTTCCCAACTGAGGATAAACGGAACGAGTTTACTAGAATCAGCCATGTTTACTTCTCCTCCTCGCTATAATCATTTCTTTGAATAATGCAGCCAAATACAATAATGCTTACTATAATAGCTGCCACCATAATAATCGCTAACATCATATCTTTTCCTCCTTTTCCGTGTAATTTAGATAGTCTGACAAATATGGAATCTTCTCGATAAATTTGAAGCGCATGAGATAATAGAGGAAACTCACTACATACCAAGGAGGGGTACCCTTCTTGAATATCTGTTTCAAGTTCTTCAGAATATTGCATCCGTAGAACCACAATACTAGATACGAGATAAAAGAAACACATTGAACGGAACCTTCCATTTGTCCTTTGAATCGCCCGATTGCATATACTGCTGCACAAAGGACGAAGAACACGGTAGCGTGACCGATGCACACAACTGCTTTCTTCAACTCGAAGTTCTCTCCTTTTGCAATCATGCCACTAAGATAACCGAAAATAAAGTTGAGGGTGAAGACGATCATAAGCGAAGACAACTCGCCTTCAATCGGTTTAAGATAGGCGAGGAGTGCAAGAACTACGCCTACAACAATATCTTTAATTCTATCTGCCATACTATAACTATTTGATGATTAAACAATAACGCTGCAAATATACAACAAAATATTTAATCATCAAATAGATTTCACGAAAAAGTGCAAAACTTTATTCTAACATATAAAAAAGAGAGGCAATCACTTACCTCTCTTACTCAACTTGTAAGGAACACTTACATGTTCAACTATTAGGATAGAAGTAGAAACAAAAATCCCCTATACCACGCCAATAGTATAGGGGAAATATCACATTCCTGCTCGGAAATGCGATGCTCAAATATGCGATGCTCAAAAAGCATTGCAAAGATAGACAATAATTCCGAAACCACCAAATTTTTCATCATTAATTTGTTAGATACAGATACAATCCTTCCCCGAACCACATTATCAATATCATAGTTGACATCGTAACCCAAGTCAAGAAGTACTTATCGACCTTCTTATACTCGTAAGAATAGTATAGGTATGCAATGAATGTGCTGTTGATGATTACCAGTATCGCTAATATAATCAAAGTACAAAACATATAATCCCTACTCATATATACTCGCTTATCCGTGTTGCGATAGGGCTGATACGTTATGATTTTCTCTTCTTTTTAATAAAGTGAAGAATATCCCACTTCTTCCAATATCGGGTGTGCCCACGCTTCTTGCACTCGCCATTCGGAATATCACCTCTAGCGACCATTCTATTCAATGTAGCATCAGAAACGTGCAGTTTCTCCTTAACTTCCTCGGTAGATAGCATCGGGTTGAGCATATCTGGTATGATGTCACACAATCTATCCAGGTCATCATCGCTCATTCCGCAAGCGGTGACCTTCTCACCATTTCTCTGTTGCTCGTCTGCCTTGAAACAAGCATCACTGAGCGACTTTAAAGCCGTGCCGAGTATCTTATAATTCAATATCTTTCCCATATCTTATGCACAAATTTTACGTCCTAGTTTCGTATCATTAACAAACATTCTAGCAAAGCTATACAAATAGAATATAGTTGTCACGACCATGACCGTAAAGCAGGAATCCACCATATCTTTAGTTGTGTACCAACTCCACTCTACAATATGAGCCGCATTGATGCCTAAGTAGTACATAAATGGAATGCGATACCACTGGCACAAGAAGAAAAATCTACTTGCCAGTATCGTCACCATCGGCAGGACGTAAACCATGAAATAAATAAAGATATAGCAAGGCATATTTTCATTATATGGGATAAACATCTCACGTGGATGCTGAGAGAACTCCCAAATGCCGTATGCGTGGAAGAACATAATAATGATAGGCACATACTTGCAGAACCAGCGGAAGAACTTTAATATTCTCCTGCTATACCGATTACCATGCTTCTTAAGCATATCCATCAGCTCCGTCACATCAATGTCCTTTATCAACCGTTGGACTTCGGCTTCTTGTTCTAGTGTCATATTAATAAACCTCCTTTTGTCTATAGCTAATTGTTCATAATTCATTGATTTAAATTAAATGATGTTGCAAAGTTACACTCTTTTGCACAAAACCAGCGGAAATGAGAATATTTCTGTGTTAAACTTTATAAAAAGTAACAATCTGAAAGTAGATGGCTACAAAAATAGCGTTAGAACGGCTTTCTTGCCAAATTCTAACGCTATTTCTATATCTACTTATCAGTGTTTATCCTATCACAACATCAAGGGTCTCCATATCAGCGAACTTCAAGCCGCAATCTTTCGCTGCCTTGAACAACTCCTTCTCGTCAACTTCCTCGATGGCTACCTCTACCTCCTTGTCGGCAAGTTCCTTGAAATACTTCTCGGTCTTCTGCTTCTGATTGAAGAAGTACTCATTGACCTCAGCGAACTTGGCTGAATCGTCCTTGGTGTATTCGTAGCCCTCATTGGCGTGCTTCTGCTCCAACTGCTGGCACTCCTGAAGCTTGCACTGCATCTCCTCGAACTTATCGTCCTTCAAGCTCTGCTGCGCTTCCTCCACATCCTTGTCGTAAGTGTCGGCGACTTGGCGCAGTGCCTTCATATTCTTCCAAACTCGCATAGCGGCATCATCGCTCATAGATGATGTCTTCAATGCCTTCAATGTTCTGTAGGCTACAACAGCCTCGATTGTCTTAATCTTTTTCATAATTGTTTCTTTATTTTTATGTTATACAATATTCTTCACCAGATTGCCATAGCAGAATACCTTTCCTATTAACAGTGCAAAGTTAAGAAAATAATTCCGAATAACAATGCAGGAGGAGCAAAATTTACGAATTTTAAAAATCAGCTTCCCCACGTTGGGTAATCACTAGGTCGCAATGTGTCTGCTTTCTGGGTGAGAACGTAAACCACAAATACATTTCTAGCATATTTGTTATATTAAGAACATCTGCTTTTTAATGCATAATATAACTACCTCCTGGAGGAACTTGTTTCCATCCACCATCTATATTAATTTCAAAAGATAATTGACATCTTTGTCCATAATAACCTCCTTCATAAACATTATCAAATCTTATATATATATCAACATAATCTGTTCTATCACCTTCAGGAATAGTTACAGAACCTGTACTTTGACCAGAGCTATTAGATACATAACCTCTTCCGTATGTTGTCTTATTGTTACCATAACCACAAACACTTCTAAACATACCATCAGTAATTGTAATTGTAGCATCAGGAAGTTTATGTATTCTTGCTTTACAAATACAACTAGCACCAACTAATTCTCTCAACGATGAGAAATCAACAAAACCACTAGAACCACTTTTAATACTTTCCATATTAATTTGTCTAGGATAATATTTAAAAGTAATAGCACCCGGAAGAGATATAAAAATTATTTTTGTATTATCATATAAAGTTGCATTACGGGTATATGCTAAAAAAGGAACAATATCAATAAACTTATCTCCACTGCCTATATCAAAAGTTATTTCTTTACTAGCGTATACATAATCTGTTGGTTTTTTGCAATTACCGACATAATAATTTTTATAAATCTTATCATTAACATTATATGGTGAATCATAACGAATTTGAATCCAAAAAGACCAACCTAAATATAAATCAGGTATTATATCATCCATAGTAACATTTGTATTATAATCCACATTTGTTTTCTTATATAGAATACAATTAAATTTAGGAGTTGAAGAATAATAAATTTCAACGTTATGAAATTGAGGAATAGAAGTCAGAAATACATTACTTATTGCTTTACTACTATAGTTTCTAAAATCACTTAATCTATAAGGAGAATTAGCACCACCTTTTGGAAAATGTTTTCCTGATACCATTGTAGTTGTGTTATCATGAATACCGCCAGTCAGACCATATACATTATTAATATGAAGATTTTTACATGCTTCAATAGCAAAACCTTCTCCTCCATAATTATTACGTAAGTTCTTATAAGTGTCCATAGGTATATTCATACCACAACGAACAACACAAGTGTATTTACTATATGAAGATGTTACTATTTCCTCAGAGTCTTCTCTAATAGGATATTCTTTAAATTCACCTTTACAACTAATAGGTTTATACTTACTCCATATATTTATATTTTCACTCTTACAAAGAGTAGCAAGGTCATTGCTACTCTCTCCAAGAGCTTGTTTAACATCATCAATGCTAACAGGAGCACTAATAATTCCGGTTTTACTATTGTAAGACATAATCTTTATTTTTTAAATATTCAACTTTAGTTTCTAATTCTGTTACAACTTCTTTAGTAACAACTCGCTCTACTGTTACATTGAACACTTTCGCAAGCTATAATATTAATCGTTTCATACGCTAATCTTTAGAACTTAAAACACTAGGCAAGGCAGCTCTATAAGAGCCACCCTGCGTTAATACTTACTCTGCTGCCTCGCTTGCCATATTAGCGGCGATAGCGGAATTGACCTCCTTAATCAATGCTGATACCTCACTGAGCTTGCTCTGCGGAACACCGCTGATGTTGTAGGTCAGCTCGCTGCCGTTGGAGCTTGCGTTCGCATTGCCGAGATAATTACCATTTGGGTCACCATAGATACTCATATTGATGCTCTCGATGTTGCCACCAGTCTTGTCAACATTGTAGGTGATTTCTACTCGATAGCCACCCTTGGTGTAAGTGGCGGTTGTCTGTTCACTCTTCTTGTTAATCTTTAAATTCTCCATTTTCTAATCTAATTTAATGAATTAATATTCTTGTTATCTAATCTCTTCTTGTTGCAGTCTTCCTTATCTCCACTCAATCGCAGAACCTCTGATTCAAGGAAGACCACCCGAGCCTTCAACCTGCTGACCTCATCGCCCACCTGCTCAATAGCACCGAATGCCGTTGCAATCAGCTTCGGAGACCAGTAGTTAATCTTGTAGTATCCCTTCTCGTCAGTCTCCACGATGTCCTTTAACTGAGGGTTGCACAAGACGTGCTGGGCAATCCAACCGATAGACCTTGTGTTGTCCTTCTTCCAAGCAAAGCCGAACGTGCCACCCATTGCCTTGATGATACCCAAGTAGTCCAGCTTCCGCAAATCCTGCTTCAAGCGGATGTCAGAAGATTGATAAGCTGTAACTCCACCTTTAGCAAGAATGCTATTAGGGAAGTAAGTATTCATATAAGCATCATAATCATATATATGACCAGTAGTACTAATTGTATATCTGTCACCATTATAGCTATATTTAGTTAAAGCTAAAGCTCTAATTTTAGCAACAATACCATTACGTAAAGCAGTATGAGTATTGAGAT